TGTAGCTCTTAGGGACGGTGGAGGTAGTCTTCAAAATATTTCATACAGAACATGGGCTAATGGAACTACTGGTTCCTTTTCCAGTACTAACACTAACCAAGCGCAGGTGAACTACTGGAATTTGGGGGCAGCATCTAATACTTCGTACACGGGTGAACATATGAGAACTATGATGTGGATATATAATGATAGTAACGCAAGTATTCCTTTTCAACACGGTACAGTTTATGGAAGAACCTCGTGGGAATCTAATGGTGGATATACTAATGATTGTATGTATAGTATAAAATGTAAAACAACCAACAAAATAGCTAGTCTATTATTTTTACCACAGGCGCAATCATTTAGATGGTTTCGTGTCAATTCTTGGTCAATGGCGGATACTTAATATGGCACAGTTTTATGCAGCGGGAGGTATAGGAGAATACGATGAAGTCACAGCGCAGAGTCCCGTAACTTCTTTTGCTGTTGATATAGATCCAAATGTAACTATTACCCTTGTAACGGCAGAGTGGGCCTTTACAACTGAAGGCACTACTAATCTATATGGACTTCTTAGTGTACGTAACTCTAGCAATACTATTTTATATGTGTCGAACAGGACATGGACTAATAATACTACTAATAGCTTCAACCAAACTAACTCTTCGTCTACCTACCTCAATTATACTGGTTTGGGCGCATCTGGTAATACTTCGTACACGGGTGAACATTTTAGAGCAAAGATGTATATTGTAAATACTAAACAGACTCAGATACCATTCGCACACCCTACTGTGTACGGAAATGTAAGTCACGAAAGTTCAAGTGGGGCGATTAACAATGTTTCTTTTAACCTTCGCGTTAGAGATTCCGTTGGACCTATTAGCAACCTTTTATTTTCACCACAAGCAGGAAGTATACGTTGGCATCGTGCTAACTCTTGGTCAATGGCGGATACTTAAACACAAGGAGAAACACAGTGGGAAGTTACACAATTTTAAGAGACAGAGATGACGGAGATTTTGATCACGTAGAAATATGGAGTGATGGCTCTGAGCAATCGTTAGGGGTTGTAGCTGCCGCTAATCAAAACACTCCTTTTGGTCTCGTACCAAATGAAGAACAGGAAATGGTATCAAGGTCTTTGCGGGATTCTTTTTTACTAGAAACTGATTGGTGGGCATCCTCTGACTTAACAATGACTACAGAACAAACTGAGTATCGTCAGGCCTTAAGAAATTTGTCAACACACGCTAACTGGCCTAACTTAAACGATGAAGATTGGCCCACTAAACCAGTATAAGGACTTACAATGCTAGGCTTTACTACATTATCAGAAGCTCCTGTATCTGCATTAGGAAGTAGTGCTGCCTTTGCCGACTCTGGAAGTATTACTGTAACATTTAGTAATCCTACTAATCTACCTTTTGACGCAGAAGCTAACTTTGTACCTCCTTCAATAGCTGCGCTGTTTACTACTAACACGCTAGGTTTTGATGCTGAATCTAACATTACTTTACCTAACACTGTATCTGCACTATTTAGTACTCAAGATGTTACAGTTACTGCTGATGCTAACAAAGTTTCTCCTACAGTGCAGGCTACGTTTAGTAATCCTACTACTATAGACTTTGATGCAGAAGCTAACTTTGTATCTCCAACAGTAGCTATGACATTTAGTACACCTGCTAACGCAGGCTTTGACGCAGAAGCTAATACTAATTCTTTACCTACAGTAGAAGCTACTATATCATTTGACGCAACTAATGTTTTATATAAGGGTGAAGCTAATAGAACATTAGACGCAACACCTGCAACTTTTACTACACCCGCTACACTACCAACTAAAGCTACCGCAAATATCATAATACAAACTACTGCAGGTATGGTATTTACAACACAGGATGTAGGCTTTGATGCCGAGGCTAATACAAATGCCTTGACAGGTATACAAAATACATTTACAGTACCTAGTATAATAGATAGTAAGGCTTCAGCAAATACTAATCCATTACCTACTGTAGGCTTAGTACTTACCCAAAACGCAGCTTGGGTATTTGATATTGAAGATGTTGACTTCAGTATATACACAACAAACTACAACAGAGAAAGAACTATATACTTAACTACTTACGTAGATAATAGAACAGTGTATATAGAACAAGACTATCGTACTATAATTGTATCCGACTATAGAAAAGATAGATTAGTATTTATTGCAGCATAAGGACAAATCATGTCATATAAATGGCCCGACAAAGACCCACAAGAACAGTTAGACTACAGTATAGATTGGTCTAGATTTTTAGGAACTACAAGTTCTGGATCTGCAATAGGTCTCTCTAGTGCTGAGTGGTTTGTTAATATGGATACGGAAAGTACTCTTACGCAAGCAATTACAGAAACTCAAACCAGTATTGAGGTAGCGGATATAAGTGCGTTTAGTGATTTAACTGTAGGTAGTAGAGTGCGAATAGGTAAGGAGCTTCTGCGTTATGGAGGAGTTACCGTAGTGGGAAGTGGTGGGTCAGGTGCTTTATCATTAAGTAGAGGTGTTGATGGAACTACTGCATCTGCGCATGTTTCAGGCAGCGTTATGTCAGGAGACAGAACTAAACTTACAGATGCTACAGAAGTAAATAATATACAGGCTGTATCTTTTTCTAATACGGCTACAGTAACTACAATAATTTTATCTCTAGGATCTACAGAAGTAAGTAGGTATAAATTTACTTGTAGAATCGCTACTAATACTTCTCCAGCAAACTACTATGAAAGAACTGTATTTTTAAGAATTAAGGATAAGTAGATGGCTAACGAATATAATTTTATAGGGCTTGTTAATGATATTAACAGACGGTTAAATGAGGTTGAACTAGTAAATGATTCTGCCTCAAATAAAAACTTTAGTACCGCTACTGGCTATTACAGCTTTGCTAAGGACTCCGTTAATGCTGCAATACGACACGTAAACTCAGAAGAATTTGAGTGGCCTTGGAACCACATAGAAACAGAAGAAGTATTAAATGTTGGTACTGTACGTTATAGTATGCCTTATGATGCTAAAACAATTAACATGAATAGCTTTAGAATAAAAAGAAATGCAGAGTTGGGTAATCAAACAATTAAATTAAAAGAGATTTCTTACGAAGAATACCTTGACAAATACGCTGATTACGAATATAACAATAGTGGTACAACACAATCTGTTCCAAGGTTTGTTGCAAGAGCGCCCAGTAGAGAACTAATAATATTTCCTAGTCCTGATAAACAATATGAAGTAGTGTATGAATACTATGGTATAGGATTTGATTTAGATTTACCAACAGATGTTCCTACTTTTCCTGAGCAATATAGGTATGTTATCATAGATGGTTCTATGTATTATGTATATCAATTTAGGGGCGACACTCAGGCTGCGCAGCTATCTTTACAAAAGTTTCAACAGGGTATAAAACAACTAAGAAGTCTACACATAAATAGAACACAATATGTAAGAGATACAAGAGTACATTATTAATGGCAACGCAATGGCAAACATTTCCTGTAGAGTTTAAGGGTGGTTTAATATCTAACCTTAGCCCACTTCAGCATGGTACAAATGCTGTTGGGTCAGCCACTATACTACAAAACTTTGAAGTTAAAAAGGATGGTGGGTACTCTAAAATACTAGGGTACGCTAAGTATGATCCTTCTGCCGTTACAGGTACAGGTAAACTACTGGCACTAAAAGCTATATCAAGCACGAAAATAATTGCAGCACGTGAGGACTCAGGCGAAACTAAGTACTATAAAAGTATAGGCTCAGGTTGGTCGTTACTTACTAATGGCGATGCACTAAACTCTGTTGGCGGTAAAGTACGGCACGTAGATTTTAACTTAACTGGAACAGATAAAGTTATATTTGTAGATGGTGTAAATTCTCCTCAAATATATAACACTAGTAATGACTCCTTAACAGCAGTAAGCTCTTCTTCAGTTACTGGAGCTACAGATGTAGCCATGTTTAAAAATACAGCGTTTTACGCAGTAAACAATTTGTTAAAGTTTGCAGCACCGTATACGGTAGACGATCTTTCTGTTGCTAATAATGCGGGTGAAATAAATATAACCCAACCTATAACAGGTTTAGTAGTATTTAGAGACCAGTTAATTATATTTACAAAAAATAGTATTAAGAAGTTGACAGGTAGTTCTGCAGCAGACTTTACAGTATCGCCTATTGTAGACAGAATAGGTTGTTTAGATGGCGATACTATTCAAGAAATTGGTGGCGACATTATATATCTAGCTGCAGATGGTATACGGCTGCTAAGTGCTACGGAAAGAATTGGCGACTTTGGACTTGACATTGTATCAGATAAAATTTCTAAAACTGCTACTGATTTTTTAAATAGTACTACACAATATTGTACAGTTCTTTTAAAAAACAAAGCTCAATACAGAATATTTGCATACGTTGATGGGACACAGGATTCTGCTTCTTCAGGTTTGATAGGCACTAAGTTTATATCTCAAGGCGGTGAAAGCATTCAGTGGTCTAGTACAAAAGGTATTAAAGCATTTGTAGCAGATAGCGTTTACTCTGGTTCCGTTGAAACTATTTACTTTGCCAATGAAGATGGTTATGTATATCAGATGGACAATGGTGCTACGTTTGATGGAGAAGCTATTGAATCTATTTACGAATCTCCTTACATGCCCATATCAGATCCTGAAGTACGTAAGACTTTTTACAAGATGTCACTATACATAGAGCCTTCGGGTGGTATGGATATAGACACTAACTTAAAATTTGACTTTTCTCCCTCTTCTGATACTTCTATTATTCAACCTGATACTATAAATATTAGTAGTACATTAAGTAATTCTATTTTTGTATTCGGTGATGCTAATGCTAGGTATATTAATGTAGAAAGTTTTACAGCTACAGCAGGTCAAACTCAATACGTAATACAAGATAATCCTTACAATGTGACGCTTACAAGTAAGGCTATTGTTACTGTAAATGGTGCAGAAATAACTGCCTACACCCTAAGCAGTGTTGCGGATGGTAGTAACTATGATATAACAGTTACATTATCTGTAGCTTCTACTGTGGGGGATGCGGTTATTATAAAACTACTTCCTCCTAGTTCTACAGTCGTAACAACTTACGGTGGTCAAATAGATAATGTATATTCAGAGAGTGTTATAGGTTCTGGTAAAACCGTAGCATTACGTGTTACTGACAACAGTACAAATCCTACCTTTACACTCGACACTGCAGTGCTTGAGTTTAGACAAAATGATAGACAATAAGGAAAACTAAAATGGCAGGTTATACAAAGCAAGATACTACAGGTAAGATAGCAAACGGTAACATTGTTGATGCTGACGATTTCAACGATGAGTTTAACACGTTACAAACTGCCTTTGGAAGTACTGGGGGACACGATCACAGTGATACATCTTCTGGTAATGGCGCACCTATAACAAAAGCTGGCGCAGACCATAGATATGAATTTGATAACGATGCACTCATTCCTAAAAATAGTTTTACAAGTATAGATGTTGGTAGTTCCACACGAAAATTTGATAACGCTTACTTTGGTGGTAAAGTTAATTCCGCTACACTTGAAACTACAGGCGCTGCAACTTTAAGTAGTCTTGTTGTAGGTACTAGCACTGCCGTTACTGCTGTAGACACAGACTTAGCCTCTGTTGCAGGAACAGACACTACCTTAGCTTCTGCAAAGGCTATTAAAGCATACGTAGATGCACAGATAACTGCAGAAGACTTAGACGTTACTACGGATAGTGGTACAATAGCTATTGACTTAGACAGTGAAACACTTACTATAGCAGGCGGTACAGGCATATCTACTAGTGCTACTTCTAATACCATAACTATTACATCCGACGATAGTAACATAGACCATGATTCATTAAGTAACTTTGTTGCTGATGAACACATAGGCCACAGCGGTGTAACTATTACGGCAGGTAATGGCTTAACAGGTGGCGGTAATATAACAGCAACACGAACGCTTACGGTAGACCCACACACAGGTATTGCGGTTACTTCAGATGGTGTTGCTTTGTCCCACTTAGGGATAGAAGATTTAGCTGATCCCAGTGCGGATCGTGTTGCATTTTGGGATGATAGTGCAAGTAAGTTTGATTGGCTTACTATGGGTACAAACTTAGCTATTACTGGTACAACTCTTAATGCCACGGATACTAATGATAACACTACATATACTGCTGGTACAGGTTTAACTTTAGACGGTACTACTTTTAATGTTACCATAACAGATACAAATACTACATATACTGCTGGAACAGGTTTGACTTTAGATGGTACAACTTTTAATGTTACTGTAACTGACACTACCTATACGGCTGGTACGGATCTCGATTTAACAGGAACTACTTTTAGTCTTGAATCAACACTTAATAATGTTACTGACATGGTTGTGACAGGAGACTTTACAGTAAACTCTTCAGGTGCTGTTGTACTAGATTCTGAAACCAACACTGTATTATTTAAAAATGGAAGTGGTGGAGATACCGTAACACATACGCTGTATGACGACCAGACTACAAGTCCGTGGTCCAATGTTAGTCATCCATCGGGTGGAGCCTATAGTCCTAACTATAAAATTAGTAGTTTGACTGGTATTGAATTAAACGCTGGAAATAGTAGAAATAATGGTGTTTTTATAACAGACAACGATACTACTTCACAAAATGCGGGTCATCCATTTTTAACTATAGCTAGGAAATTTGAAACTTTTAGTGCTGGCGATAAGTGTGGTGAAATAGTTATAGAATCAATTGCTAGTAATGGTAATAGTACTAGTACTGTTAGGCCAGAGCTTAGAATAGTTACAGAATCAAATACAAGCTATTCTACAACGGAAACTAATTCTTCAGGTAAAGTAAGGTTCTTTGTAAATTCTGAAGGTTACACTTCAGGTAACATGCTACAGCCTCTTATTACTTTAGACGGTGCTGGTACTTCTACTTTTCAAGGTATAAATAATGTTCTTTTAACAACCTATGAATCTGGTGGAGATATTAAATTAAAAGCAGGTACTGTTACTATTGAAAAAGAAGATGATGCTACTAAAGCTGCAACAATATCTATAGATGCTAGTAGCATAGTTACTGTAGACGGTGCTCTTGGGTATCGTTTTAAAACAGGACAGGCAACTAACAATAATTTTGTTATTGAAACTACTAATAGTTCTTCAAATGTAGGGTCGATAGATAGTAGAACTACTCCTGACCTTACATTATTTAGTAATTCTCAAGTGTCTTATAATGACCTGCTGGGTACTATTGAATGGGATGCAAAAAATAGTGCTAATTCTGAAGTCACTTTTGCAGACATTCATTGTCAAGTTTATAGTAATACTAATAATGATGAGGGATGTAATTTATATATTAACTCTACATTCGAAGGAACATTGTACACAGGGGTTGGTGTACTCTATGGTGGAGTACGACTCTACTATGAAGACGTTCAAAAATTAGAAACATCAACTGCAGGAATTAGTGTTACTGGCGCACTAGCTGTTTCAGGTGCGCTATCCAAAGGGTCAGGTTCATTTAAGATTGACCACCCACTACCCGCTAAGGCAGATACACACCACCTAGTCCACTCATTTATTGAGGGTCCACAGGCTGATCTTATTTATCGTGGACGTGTAACACTGGTAGATAGCACAGCAACAGTAGATATTGATATTGCTGCAGGAATGACAGATGGTACATTTGTTGCTCTATGTGAAGATGTACAATGTTTTACATCTAATGAATCAGGCTGGGCAGCGGTTAAAGGAAGTGTGTCAGGCAACACTCTTACTATTACCGCGCAAGACAATGCTTGTACCGACACTATCTCATGGATGGTTGTTGGTGAACGTAAAGATCCTCACATGCTTGACGCAGCTACTGATTGGACAGATAGTCAGGGTAAAGTTATTGTTGAACCTGCAAAGCCTGCAGAATAAAATGGATACCTTAACCCCAGATAAGCTTGAAGCAATGTTAGATAGAGCGGCTAAACGTGGTGCTAAACAAGCACTACAAGAGCTGGGTCTTAGTGACGAAACTGCTGCTGTAGACATACGTGAGATACGAAGCTTGTTGGATACATGGAGAGATACAAGAAAAAGTATATGGAATACTTTTGTAAAGATAACAACAGTAGCTGTGTTTACTTTTATAGGTGCTGCGATATGGATGAAGCTAGGTAGTTAGATGATAGAGGTTCTTGCTCTAGCGGGTGCAGTTAGTCAGATTGCAGGTTCTGTATCTAGTGCTGTTAGAGCAGGAAAGGACATAGGTTCCATACTTCCTCAATTTGGTAAACTTGCCAAACTAGAAGCTGACATACATGCCTGTGAAAAAGGTAGGCACAAAGGTCCATTAGGTAGGTTAAGCTCTACAGAAGAAGAGGGCTTTGCAATAGCAAATGCCAAGATGAAACATAAAGAAGCTATGAATGAATTACGTTCTGTCTGTCAACTATACGGACCCCCAGGAATGTGGGAACAAGTCGTAAGGGAGCAGGGATTGGCAAGAGCCAGACAAAAGAAATTGTTAGAGGCCGAAGCCGCAAAAAGAGATACGATATTTTGGTTTATATCTGTAGCAATTGGGATACTATTTTTTATTGGTGGTTCAGGTGCTATGTTATGGGGCGTAAACGAAGTAGTTAATGGATAAGGAAAATTAAAATGATGCAGTTTAAAGGGTTTAAACCTGATGCTTTACAGAGAATTGCTGGTAGTATGGGCTATCAGGGAGATATGGGTAACTTTAATCAGTACCTTCAGGGAAATCCTGCGGCTATGCAACGAATGAACTCGTATCAACAAGCGGCTATGCAGATGGCACGTGGTGGTTACGCCAAGAAGTATGAGGAAGGTGGTTCTGTAGAAGAAACTCCAGCACAGAAAACTGTACCTGAAGTTGTTGTCGGTAGGGTAGAAGATCCTGCTGCTAGTATGACAGATGAAATGAAAGTAGACGCAACTAAAATAGCAGTTGATGATAAGCAGGATGTAGGTGCTACATCAGGTCAGGCAGGTGACGCTAAAACAGGTACGACAGATAAGGTAGAAAGCACCGCTAAAGCGGATACTATTGTAGCAGGTACGGCAGAGACAATTGAAGCTACTAAATCTGGCGACACCATAGAAGATACGTTAGATAAAACAGAGACAGCTACAGGGGAAGTATCTGAAGACGCTAAGGTTACAGCGGAGCAGCAAACAGAGTCAGCGGTTTCTGATCTAGAGGCTGAAACTGGTAAAGCTATTCTCATGGATAGTCCAACTAAACGTGAGTTACAAGATGGTGAGTTGATTGAGCCTACCTTTAACGCAGCTAAGGCGGCAAAGTTTTCTGAGGCAATTGAAGCTGCAGAAGCTACACCTACAGAGAAGGCTACTGTCCAAGGGCAGATGGCTAGTCTTACAGAGAACTTCGATGCAGCTAATCCACCTTCATGGGCGGCAGGTGCTTTACGTGGTGTTACTTCACAGATGGCAGCACGTGGACTATCCGCATCATCCATGGCAGGGCAGGCTATGGTGCAGGCTGCACTAGAAAGCGCACTACCTATTGCGCAAGCTGACGCAAAAACATTTGCAAGTTTTGAAAGTCAGAACTTGTCAAACCGACAAGCACGTGCTATGCTTGCAGCAGAACAACGTGCATCTTTTATTGGTCAGGAGTTTGATCAAGCATTCCAAGCAAGGGTATTAAATTCAGCTAAGATAGCAGATGTAGCTAATATGAACTTTACTGCAGAGCAACAGGTGGCACTAGAAAACTCTCGTATAGCTAACACTATGAACTTAGCTAACCTCGGAAATAAACAGGCTATGGTTATGGCAGAAGCTGCAGCACTATCTAACTTAGATATGGCTAACCTTAGTAACAGGCAGCAAGCAGCCACACAAAATGCACAAAGCTTTATGCAAATGGACATGGCTAATTTATCTAATGAACAGTCTACTAATGTATTAAACGCGCAGTCACGTATACAATCTTTGTTTAACGATGTTGCTGCAGATAACGCTGCTAAGTCTTTTAATGCTACATCTAAGAATCAAGTAGATCAATTCTACAGTGGGTTGCAATCTCAAGTTAGTCAGTTCAATGCTACTCAAACAAATGCAATGGAACAGTTTAATTCAGGCCAAGAAAATGCTATGCAGCAATTTAACGCCAACGTACAGAATCAACGTGAGGAATTTAATTCTTCTAATAGATTAGTAGTTGATCAGTTTAACGCCTCTTGGCGCAGGCAAATTGCTACGGCAGATAATGCTACTATAAATAGAGAAAATGAGTTAAATGCAAAAGCTGCACTAGATATATCTAATACTGCGTATAATAATTTGTTTAGCTATTATAATGACACAATGGATTGGGCTTTTCAAACAGCTAATAGTGACAGAGATCGTGCGTCTAGTTTAGCTATAGCAGAACTACAAGCAAAGGCTACTATAGATAGAGCTAAAATGGCAGAGGACTATCAAAGTTCTAGTGCTCTTGGTGCTCTTGTTGGTAATATACTAACCTCTAGTTCTGGTAGTATAGCAGGCACTATTTTAGGACTTGAATAGGAGGGGTATGTAATAATGTATAATAATCATGTAGCCAGTTACTTAAATTTAGCGAACAAAGCTAAGGCTAAATCCGTAGCAACGTCTACCAGTACAGAGCGTGGTGGTTTGTTGCAACGTACATTTAGTAGAAAAGAAGATAAAGCAGAAGATACCAATGACATAATCGTTGGTTATTTTAAGGAACTAAACGCTGCTAGAAAGGCGCTTAAAGATGAATAATCCAAATATGTTTGATGCTCCTATAGGTGGGCAAGGTATGGTTTCTGAGATGGGAAGTAGGCCTTGGCAACAACCCGCTAAGTATGAGACCGTAGATGAAGCACTAGAGTTTTATTCGTCTAAGCTTTTAGACCCAGAGTTTCAGGATCAGTTGTTAGATGTTATGGAGCTTGGTAATCCTTTAAGTGTTATATCAAACTCTATACAACTAGGTGGCGTAATGCAAGGTCTACACACACTAGATGTTGGCATTTTAGTTCAACCCTTGTTGATGGAAATGATGGCGCTTATAGGCGATAAAAATAATATAGAATATAAGTTAGGTACAGAGCGTCCTGAAGAAGACCCTGACAAGTTTCCAGATTCTAAAATTGCACTAGCCGTTAAACGTGCAACGGAAAAGATAAAAAATAAAAGTTCACAGGACGAACAGCAAGAGGTTCAAGAAGTACCCGAAGTACTAGAAGAACCAAAAGGTTTAATGGCTAGGAGATAGTAATGGCATTTAATATAGGGGCATTTGTAGGCGGTTTAAGCGATTCAATTTCAGCTAAATTGTTAGAGGAAAGAGAAGAAGAAGCACGTATTCGCCTTGAAGAACGCGCAGATAAAAAGCAAAGAGACAAAGAAGCACGTGCGGCTGGGCGAAGGGCTAGTGAATTAAAAGCAGAAAAGCAAGCAGAGATAGATGCTATCGCAGAGAAACTAGCTCTTGTATATACGCCTGAGCAAACGGCAGAAATACTAGGTCAGGGTAGGGCCGCTGGAGAATTTGCTTTAAATAAAGCTACTACGTACATGGAAGCAGGACAGAACCCTAGTCAATCGTATGCTCTGCAATTAATGGAGCAGCAACGCGCAGGTGCACCTAACGAACAGCAACGTATAGCGGATCAAAAACCTACACCTTTTGCACAAAGGTTTGCACCTTTAAAAACTGAGCTAGTCAGTAAGGCTAAAAGCTTTGAAGCTCGTCTAGTTGAATTAGATGATAGAATGTCTAGGGCAACTACTGAAGAGGAAAGATTAAGTCTTCAAAGTATCTACGATACTACAAGTGAAAAGTACTCTGCCTTTAGAAGTAGTACAGACACGGAAAAGACAGATTGGTTTAGTAAAACTAGTATAGATAGCATGGTTAATAATGCTGTAAACCTACAATTTGAAGGTAAAGATTTTGTAAATATGTCTCCCGAAAATATTATTGAAAGTTTTATTGAGGGTAATGAAGCGGATGTTGCTGCAGGATACGGGAGAGCTTTTCAGGCTTTAAAAGCAAGACAGCAATCCGCAGGTTGGAAGGATTCAAAAGAAGCAAATGTAGCAATAACTGAGTTGTATAAAATATATAACACTACTAAAAAACAAGTAGTAACTGACGCTAAAACAAGTTGGAATACTGAAATTGCTACTGCCAATGCTGCTGGAAATGATCAGCAAGCGCAAGCAATAATGGCTAATGGTACATCTACGTATATACCCCTTAAAGAAACAGTAATAGATGGTGCTGTAGTACCTATGGATGTAGACACAATTAAAAGTAGTTATGGTGACGCTAAAATAAATACGGTAATAGAATACGTACACAATGGACGTAAAGTATATGCAGTAAAATCTTCTTCTGGTTGGCTTTGGGGGCATAATGGATAATTCTGGAGATCTTTTTTTAGCAGATAATTTTGACTCTGAGGAAGATGAAAATAATAATTTTTCATTAGAGGATTCTTCCGATCTGTTTTTATCTGATGATTATTCAGAAGAATATTCTACCGAAACTTCTGTAGGTCAAGATATATTTACATCTGATACTGCTGTAGAACAAGTCCCTGATGAGTCAGAAATTTATGTGCCTTCTACAGTGGAACAAATTCAGGCGCGTGAACCTATTGAAGAGGTTGCGCCTGATGTTTCTATGGCTGCTCAAGACGAACCCCTCGAAGATTTACCACCTGACCCAAGAGTAATGGCCTTATTTGATAAGGGCTATGAACAGATGGCAAAAAATTCTGAGGAATCTTACAGGCTTGCTGTACAAGCATGGGAAAACTCTCAGCCCGACTACCTACAGCAAAAAGAAGCATACGAAACGCAGGTTGAGCAGTATAAAAGTCTAGGTATGAATCCTGACATGATACCCCGACCTTCTGTTACAGGTAGAGGTTTAGGTGAAGAGCGACCTACTATGGAGACAGTAAAACAAAACTTAGAGCAAGTATATAAAGACAAAGCTTCATTAGTCAATGATCTACTTAATGATCCGAACCCCTTACGTAGAGAAATGACAGAGGGTATGGTTAATGCAGGCTACGATATACCAACAATTACTTTTGTAATATCAGGCGCAGATTGGACTCCAGTTTTAGGTGCGGCATTAGGTGTTATAGACATACCTGATTTAGTAGCTGATGCTAGATATGATATGAGTCAAGGTAATTTCAAGAGTGCTGCAATGAGTCTAGGTATTGCGGGGTTAGAAGGTATTACTGCTGCGACAGGTACAGCATTTGCGCTAAGACCCATTATCAAATCAGCACGAAAGGTTCTACCTGCTACAAGAACTATGGCTAATATAACCAGTGCGGATGCTTTTACCAAAGCAGCACGGGCTGCTAAAGCGGAGCTTGCTACTGCAGATAATGCAGACTTGGCAGAACAGTTGCTCAATGATTATCAAAACGCATCTGGTTCAGCGGATTTAGCTAAGGTGGAAATAGTAGATGGCAAGAAAGTAGTAACGTTAGATGTAGAGGCTGCAAAGGAAGAAGGCTTGCGTGTCGCACAAGAAGTAATGGAAGCTCAACAGTTTCGTGCACAAGCATTTATGAATGACAGGAAATCAGCCGAAGATGTATTTGGTGATTTGACTGACGCTAAAGTGTTTACTGATATGCCAGATGTAGCAGAGGATCTTGTTAATCCATTACTAAAAGCAGAAAAGTTTAATGCTATCGTGGGGGTTGCCGCAAGATTTAAAGCTAACAAAAATTATGCTGGTGAATTTGACAAACTAAATGCAGACGGTAAAAAGAAAACAGTTATAGAAACACTATTCGACTTAACTACAGATAAAAAGATAGGTGTTGACACAGAAGAACTAGCGGATGCGCTGTCAGAATATGGATTATCCTTTAACGATTACGTTAATATGATAGTAGGCTCTGGTTCAGAGGCTGGTAAGATACTTCAAAAGTTATCCATGATACGTAAAGCAAAATCATTTGATGAAATTAATAGATCCAAAGACAAGGTACGAGATCGTATGCAAGCTGATTGGTTGCGTAACTGGCGTAGGGTAGAGAACATACGCCGTGGTGGTATGGTGTCTATGGTT